ACGGATGAGAGTAGTGCTTCGCCTTATCAGGTGGCAACCCGCGAACGCATCCTAGCCGGTGCGATCCTTGGGCTGTCGGGGCCGGGCAAGAAGATCGCCGGTCTTGCTACCATCACCGTCATCCGCCCTGACGACCTGGCTGACCGACTGCTTGACCGGATGAGGCACCCGTCGTGGCAGGGCGAACGCACGAAGCTTGTCTACGAGTGGCCTACCGCTGATGAGTTGTGGGGCCAGTACGCCGAGATGCGGCGAGAGGGGCAGCGTAGCGGTGAAGGCACAGGAGCCGCCGACGCCTTCTACGCTGCCAATCAGGCGACGATGGATGCAGGCTCTCGGGTGGCGTGGCCTGAGCGGAAGCACGACGACGAACTCACGGCGATACAGCACGCATGGAATCTGCGGATTGACCGTGGAGAGTCAGCGTTCCAAGCGGAGTACCAGAACGCACCGCTGGCGGATGACATATCGTCCGAGAAACTAGACAAGCGTGCGCTCGCCGCTCGTGCGATGACGCTTCCGCGTGGGGCTGTGCCGCTGTCGCACCAGACGCTCACTGCGTTCATCGACGTGCAGGACAAACTTCTGTACTGGCTCGTCGCTTCGTGGGGCGAGTCGTTCGGTGGTCACGTCGTCGCCTACGGCACATACCCTGACCAAGCCAGCACGTTCTTTGAAGCGAAGAACGCAAAGAAGACGCTGGCACTAACTTCCAAGGGTGCCGGGTTTGAGGGTGCGTTATCCGCTGGGCTGGAATCTCTGACGCAGATACTTCTCGGCAAGGATTGGATGCGTGAGGACGACGTGCCTATGCGTGTGCGTCAGGTGCTCATAGACGCCAACTGGGGGCAGTCCACCGAGACGGTGCGGACGTTCTGCCGGCGGTCCACGTTTGCGGCGAGTCTGCTGCCGAGTCACGGCAAAGGCATCGGTGCGTCTGGCGGCTCGCTCACGGAGAAGAAGGGGCGAGGCGAGAAGATTGGTTTGAACTGGGTCATGAGGCAGACGGCGACTAGCCAGCGGTACGGTGTCTATGACACGAACTTCTGGAAGACGTTCTCTGCGGCTCGGCTGCGTCTGGCACTGGGCGATCCCGAGGCTATCACGCTCCACGCTGGCGAGCACGACATGCTGGTCGAGCATCTCACCAGCGAGTACCCGGTGCGGACTGAGGCGAGGGGCAGAGTCGTGGACGAGTGGAAGCTAGACAACCGGCGAGAGAATCACTTCTGGGATTGTCTCGTGGGCTCTGCCGTTGCGGCGTCGATTGCTGGCGTGCATCCCGTGGCGACCGAGGCGGGTGGACGCCAGCGGAAGAAGGTGACAATCCCGAGCGGGCCGAATGGCAAGAAGATGATCCAAGTGAAGAGGCTGAAATGATTTCCGTGATGGCGATTGACGGCGTTCACCCTCGCGACTTGTTGGCTATCAAGCTGCGAATGACGCACGATGATAGCGAATGGCAGCAGGAGGTAACCGCCGTCCTGGAAGGGCAGGCAAGCAACATCACTCCTGTCGCCTTGTGCCACCGTGACGACGGTCTAGTTGGCTGGGCTTGCTCTCACGTCTGGCGTGGGATGCAGACGCTAGAGCAGTGGGTTGACGACCGCCACAGGCGTTGTGGGGTAGCAACTGCACTGTCTGCGGCACTTGTGGCACACGGCACGCTTGATCGCCGTGAAACTATCGCCGTGTTCAGCGAGCACACAGAAGGCATCGCTCGCCGCCTTGGGTTCGCTGACGTGCATCGGTACAAGCACGACGGCTCTGATTGGGTCAAAGTCTGACGGCACACCCGGTCTGGAACGCACGACGTTTCCCGTAGCGTTGCTCGCATGAGCGACGAACTGCGCGACAAGATCAGCGAAGTGGCATCCGGCCCGAAGCGCGTCCGCACGGACGCAGGCGAGGTCGAGTCGCAGGACGTCGCCGCCATGATCGAGGCGGACAAGTATTTGTCTGCAAAGGCTGCGAGTGCCGGCACGAACAAGCGACGTGGTCTGCGTTTCAACAAGCTCCTGCCGCCAGGGACTATCTAGCGTGGGACTGCTTGGCAACCTGTTTTCGCGTGGGAACAGGCCGCAGCCTGCGGCTATGCCCGTGCGTGTCCGTGCCAAGTTTGACGCTGCCGAGAGCCAAGACGACCGGCGGCACTGGGCAAACGCTGACGCCTTCGCTGCGGATGCGGCACTCTCGCCGATGAAGCGGCGCGAGATGCGGAACCGTGCTCGCTACGAGCGTGCCAACAACTCGTGGCTCGCTGGCATCTCGTCCACGCTCGCCAATGACTTGGTCGGCACCGGCCCGCGTCTGCAATTGCAGTTTGGCGACGACGAAAGTGCACGGGCAATCGAAAAGCTGTTCTTCGACTGGGGCTGGCAGATCGACCTTCCGGCGAAGCTGCGGACGATGCGTGAGGCTTTGGTCGTGGACGGCGAAGCGTTCTCGCTGATGATTTCCAATCCTCGCCTGCCTGGCGTTCAGCTTGACCTGCGGCTTGTGGAAGCCGAGATGGTCGCCACGCCTACGGAACTGATGAGCGAGACGATCACGCCAGACGGCTCGACTGTTGACGGCATGGAGTTTGACGCCGTCGGCAACGTCGTTGCCTATCAAGTTCTCAACTTCCATCCCGGCAGCAATTTCCGCGTCAACACTTTGCAATTCCAGCGCGTGCCCGCTGCCCAGATGGTGCATTGGTTCCGGCCTATCCGGCCCGGTCAACACCGTGGGTATCCAGAGGTGGCACCGGCTCTGCGGTTGTTTGGTCAGCTTCGCCGCTACACCGAGGCGGTTGTTGCTGCTGCTGAGACTGCCGCCGACTTCGCTGGCTTCCTGCGGACGAACTCACCTGCCGCCGAGATTGACGAGGTCGAAGCGTTCGCCGAGATGCCGATTGAGAAGCGGACGATGGTCACGCTGCCAGACGGCTGGACGTTCGAGCAGCTGAAGGCAGAGCAGCCTACGACGCAATTCCCGTCGTTCGTGCGTCAGATTCTCGGCGAGTTGGGTCGCTGCATGAATCTGCCATTTAACGTCTGTGCCCTCGACTCGTCGTCATACAACTACGCGAGCGGTCGCATGGATCACCAAATTTACGCGACGACCCAGCGGGTCATGCGTGACGATCTTGAGCGTGTGATGCTTGACCGTCTGCTTGCGGCGTGGGTCAACGAAGCCACGCTTGCGGGTGTGCTGCCGGAAGGCGTGCCGCCGTTCAGCGAGTGGGATTGGTCGTGGCAGTGGGATGGCAAAGAGCACGTTGACCCGTCCAAGGAAGCCAACGCTGCCGAAACTCGGCTGCGAACGCACACGACCACTCTGGCTGCTGAGTACGCCAAGGCTGGCAAGCAGTGGGACGTGGAACTGCGTCAGCGAGCCGCCGAGGTGGCGCTGATGAAGGAACTCAACCTCTTCGTTGACTTCGCGCCGGAAGTGAACTACGGCGGAACGCTTGACGAGAACGGCGAACCAATGGGGGCCGAATGAACGCAATCAATCTCAATTCTGGTGTCGAGTTCCTGCAAGCTGCCGAAGGCGATTCGGCACCGGCTGGCAAGAAGTTTCGCATCGTCGCCTACACGGGTGCTCCTATCCGTCAGGGCTGGAGCCGCGAGCCGGTCGTGATCGACATGGCTGGGATGCAGCTGCCGGCGACTGTGCCCGTGGTGGTCGGCCACGACTACGCACTTGGTTCAATCGTCGGGCAGGGTCGCCCGTTCATCGAAGCTGGGCAGATCATCGTTGAAGGCGAGATTCTGGCCGACAACGAGAACGCACGGCAGGTCGCCGCCCTTGGTGCCGCTGGCTACCAGTTCCAGGCGAGCGTGGGTGCCGATGTCCGCAGGCACCAGAAGATCGACGCCGAAGGCGTCACCACCGTCAACGGCACTGCCCACATCGGGCCGGTGCGAGTCGTCAAAGCCTCATCGCTGCGTGAGGTTTCGTTTGTCACCTTGGGCGCTGATGCAGCTACCAGCGTCGCCATCGCGGCTGAAGCCGACGAGGAGTTTTCTATGGCGGACAACGCCAACCAGACGCCCACCGAAGAGCCGGTCACGGCTGCGGTGGAAGCCACGGCGAGTGTCGCCGTGGAGACCAAGCCCGAAGTCGATCACGCCGAAGTGATCGCGTCCCTCACGCAGAAAGTTTCCAACATGGAAAAGCTCCTTGCGACCCGCGACGAGCGACCGGCGGCTCCTGCCATCCACATGGCGCAGCCGACCAGCCGCAGCCCCGAAGTGATTGAAGCGGCGTTTGCCCTCCAGGGCAACCTGCCGAATGTCGAGAAGCAGTACGACGCCAAGACCCTCGAAGCCGCTGGCAAGATTCAGCGGACGACGAGCCTCGGCGAAGTTCTGCTCTCGGCTGCTGAGGAAGGCGGCTACACCGGCTCGCGTCGGATTTCCGCCGCGACTCTGCGTCCGATCCTTGCTGCTGCTTGGGCGACCCACAGCATCAGCGGCATCCTGTCGGCGACCGTCAACAAGTTCCTGCTCGCCGGCTTCAACGGCGTCGAGTCCTCGTGGCGGTCCATCTCGTCGGTTCGCAGCGTGAACGACTTCAAGGCGCTGACGAGCTACCGGCTCAACGGTGGCATGAAGTTTGAGAAGGTCGCCCCTGGCGGCGAACTCAAGAACGCTGCCGTCAGCGACGAGTCGCGGACGATCTCGGCAGAGACCTACGGCATCATGACGAGTGTCACTCGCAATGACCTCATCAACGATGACCTCGGTGCTCTGACTGCGGTGCCGCAGCGGATCGGTCGTGGCGGTGCTCTGAAGCTCAACGACGTCTTCTGGGCTTCGTTCCAAGATGACTCGGCGTTCTTCACCACGGGCCGTGGCAACAAGAAGACCACGGCGGGTGCTCTCAGCTTGAGCAACCTCAAGGCGATTGCCACGCTGTTCCGCAAGCTCAAAGACCCCGATGGCAACCCGGTTGCCGTTGAGCCTCGCGTGCTGCTCGTGCCGTCCGACATCGAACTGTCGGCTGCGGAGATCATGGGCTCGGCGTTGCTGGTTGGCGGCTCGTCCGCTGGCCCCAACGTGAACGTGCTCGCCGGTCGGTATCAGGTCGTCTCGACCAGCTACCTGTCCAGCGCCGAGGACTACTACCTGCTTGCCTCGCCGGCTGACATGCCGGTGATGGAAGTGGCGTTCCTCAACGGCGTGCAGTCTCCCATCGTTGAGACGGCGGAAGCCGACTTCAACACGCTGGGCGTGCAGATGCGTGGCTACTTCGACTTTGGCGTTGCCAAGGCCGAGTACCTCGCCGGCGTGAAGGCTGACGCTTCTTGATCTGAAGACAAACCGTGACCGCCGGGCGGGAGCCCCAGCCCGCCCGGCGGCATGATTCCAACCAACCCATTTCTCAGAAAGCAGGTGATCCTAATGGCTTCTTATTCTCAGGCTGGCTGTCTCATCGACTACACGCCTTCGGCTGCTGTTGCCGCTGGCGATGTCGTCCTTCTCGCTGATCTCGTGACCGTGGCTCCTCGTGCAATCGCCGCCAACGCGCTGGGTGCGGTGTCGGTTGATGGCGTGTGGAGCATCGCCAAGGCTTCGGGCGCTGTCTCGCAGGGTGCGCTTCTGTACTGGGATGCCACCAACAGCGTTGTCACCACGACTGCCAGCACGCACAAGCGGGCCGGCAAGGCCGCTGCTGCGGCTGCGTCGGGCGATGCGTCGGTGATGGTCATCCTCAACGTCGGCTGAGTTCTCGTCCCACTGCAAGCCGCCGGCGGCAGCGTTTCATCCTTTCCGCGCCGCCGGCGGTCTTGTGGTTAGAGGTGCCTATGTCCGATCTACTCGCCAGCGGTGCAGCGTGGCTCGCCGGTCAGTTTTCGGCGAGTGCGTCGCGGTCTGTCCGCTACTCTCGCGGGGCTGACTACGGCACAGTCAGTGCCACGATTGGCACAAGCCGCTTTGAGTCGCAGGGCACCAGCGGCGTAATCGAGCAGTGGGAGTCGCGTGACTTCGTCATCAAGGCGGGCACGCTGCCGTTTGGCGAGCCGCTGCGGCACGACAAGATTGTTGACACGATCAACGGCGTGGACATCACGTATGAAGTGACGAGCCCGCGTGGCGTCCCGGTTTTTCATTACGGAGACGCATTCCGGCAGACGGTGCGTGTTCACACGATTGCCACTGCCGAGGCGGCACAGGTCGCTCCGACGCTCAGGCGTCGATTCTGGGGCTCGTTCGCTGCGGCAACTATCACTGACGCTCAGATCGTCGCCAGCCTCGCTAATGACCTCGGAGGCTCTCGGGCACAGTCGAGGACGATTACCGCACAGACTGCGTATATCTACGTCGTCCTGCCGACGAGTTTCGGCGTACCGACGTTTGCAGTCAGCGGTCTGACGTCCTCGGCGTGGGAGACCACGACCAGGTCGATCACGTTCGCCGGGCAGGCGGCACAGAGTTACGGCATCTACCGCTCAACGTATCCGATCACCGGCACCGTCAACCTCGTGGTCACATGACGTATGTCAAGCATCAAGGGCACCAACGTACTCGCGCCGGTCGTGCCATTCGACACGACGGATGCACACGCCTCGCACGAGGCGCGGTACGGCAAGGGCGGCTACCGCAGCGTAGCCGACATCGCCGAGAGAGACGCGATTCCGCAGTTGAGGCGGGAAGCCGGGATGCTGGTGCTGACGCTCTCGGACGGCATCGTGTGGCGACTCAATAACAACTTAACGACATGGACTGACAACAACCTCACCACAAGCCTCGACGGCGGGAATTTTTGAGCATGAGCAACACTATCCGCATTAAGAGACGCAACGCAGCCGGTGCGGCAGGCGCTCCCGCTAGTCTTCAGCAGGCAGAACTTGCATTCAACGAAGCCGACTCGACGCTCTACGTGGGCGTCGGCACTGGTGGCGCTGGCGGGTCAGCTACGACGATTCAGGCAATTGGCGGCAGTGGGACGTTTGCGACGAAGGCGTACGTGACGTCTGCGGTGTCTGCGGTGGATGTTTCGTCGCAGCTCTCAAGCTATCTGACCACATCCGCCGCTGCATCGACGTACCTTTCACAAGCGACGGCGGCCAGCACATATGCAACGCAGAGCAGTGTAAGCACGGCGATCTCAAACGTAATCAATGCGGCACCGGCTGCTCTCGACACGCTCAAGGAACTGGCTGACGCTCTCGGTTCCGATGCTGCGTTTTCCACGACCGTCACAGCGTCCCTCTCTGGCAAGATGGCAAAAGCAAGCAACTTGTCGGATGTGGTCGATGTTTCGGCGGCTCGCACGAATCTCGGGCTCGGCACAATGGCAGTCCAGGCGGCGAGCAACGTGGCGATCACTGGTGGCTCGGTTGCAGGCATCGACTTGAACGGCGGGACGTTCTGACGTGTCAAACACCGTACGCATCCTCCGAAGCACCACGGCAGGCAACGTGCCGTCCTCGCTCGTCAGCGGCCAGATTGCCGTCAACGAGGCGGACGGGCGTCTGTTCTTTCGCTCGCCGTCGGGCACCGTAACGACGTTTTCGTCCATTGCGTCGTTCGCTACTACGGCGTCTTTTCCCGCAGTCGGTTTGGCGAATGTGCTGTACCTCGCGTCGGATAGCTCTCGCGCCTATCAGTTCGTGGGCGGGGTATACATTGAGGTCGGAGTCTCTGGTGGCGGGGGGACCGCCACGACATCGGCTTCCGATCTCACGAGTGGCACGCTGCCCGATGCGAGGTTGAGCAGCAACGTCACAGTCAACCAAAACCTGCGATGGGCGATGCAGACCACGAGTACATCAATTGACTGGTTGCCTCGCGGGCACGGCACTATCGGCAACGCGGCGGCATTCTCGGGAAGTCTGATGCTGGCGTTTTTTACAGCCCCGTACTCGTTTACCGCCACCACACTGACATTTATAACGGGCGGCACTGCCACTGCCTCGCTGTCGCTGTGTAGGTTTGCGCTTTTTACCGTG